TTAAATTCTAGTCTCATTGCGTAGTAACAACGCTTGTGGACACCACTCATCACACGTGAACCACGTTCCATCATAGCAATTGTAGTACCAACAGCCCTATTTTGTGCATCATTGCCAATATTATTATCAGTTGTTGCCGCAAATTTTTGTCCTGCTTGAACAACAAAACCTAAAAGATTGAATAATGTTGTTGAAGGCTCAGTAAAAGGTAGGTTAAAGAATTGATCTCTAATATTTCCACCCGGTGCATCGACATCTCTAAACTCTCCAGGTTGAATCGGTTGGTCATCATCTCTTACTCTGATACCTCTAGACTTAAATCCTGCTGGTAAATTTTTTAAAGTACCTGCATCGATTAATTGTCTCAAGGCTTGCGTTGCTGCAGTTGATAATCCACCAATCATGTGTGTTAAACCAAAACCATAAAAGCCAAGACCAGGTAAAAATTTGTAATGCACAAAATATTCTACTCTTGCATAATTTAAATCACCAGGTTTGTAGTTTCTATAAATAGATAAAATCTCTCCAGATCCTTCGTCAATCGTGACTATGTATGGAATCTTAACTGCCTTTGCATTCTCATCAAAATCTTCATAGTCATCTAAATTTAAATCAACATGCATTTCTAAAATTGTATGCAGATAATCGTCTCCTGTTTTTTTGACTCCCTCAATTTCATTTAATTTTTTCTGTAAGTTGTCTGGCTCTGGTTGCCCCTCTGTTAATTCTATATCTCTATAAAATCCTGCAGCCATTTTTTTATTAACTTCGTTCTTAGTCATTTTAAATGCATGAGTAATTCTTTCACAATCTTTTAAATCTGACGCGTAATAGGGAACTACTATTTCCTCTGCTTGTAAAAATTTAGATACTGGTCTACCAAGTAATTCATCATAGTATATTTTTTTAAATGTAGAACCTGAAAGCGGTAAGTAGAAAAGCATCTGATCCATATCAGTTGTATATTCTTCCATATCCTCCATGAGAAGATAGTTCATATATTCTTTCACACGATCTGCCTGTTGTTCTACAGCAGGTGTAACTAAACCAATCGTCTGTACTCTTACAGGACCATCAGATGGTACAAGTTCTTTGTAGGCTTGTGCTTGGAACTGTGTTACAGCCTCAGATAGCATTGGGTGAGTAACGTTAGAGGCACCTTTAAAAGGTCTTGTCACATTTATGTACTTTGTACCCAAGAGGTCTAAGCCTTTGATGTAAGCATCTTCCCAATCTTTTCTCGATAGCTTATCTTTTTTGTATTCTTGAACAAGCTCAGAGGCCATTTCTCTTAAAGTACGTTCATCCATGTTCTCTGCTAGATTGGCATTAAAATCGTCTTGAGGTCTTTCCTCAGCTACTTCCTCACCTTCAACAGAGACATCTACAGGCATTCCATCAGGTTGTTCCTGAATTTCCTCTACCTTGATTTCCTCATCTACAATTTCATTATTTTTCTCTACAGCCATAATTAATTATACCTTCTTGTTTTGAACATATCTACTACAAGACCTCCCATGTGTCTGTAGGTTTTCTGTGTTTGCCTCATTAATGGAGATACTTTAACTGCAAAAGCATCAAAATACAACCTTGGATCATTCTGTAAAATAAGCTTATAACCCTTCTTTGGATCCTTAATAGCTTCAGTATGAAACTCATTAGTTATCTCTTTGCCTTTCATCTTGTGTGAATCAGGATATTTAAATTTTTCTTTTGATACACTTTTGTAAGGAAGTTTAGGATCTGATAAAGATATTTTTGTGGGTCCTGCTTTTGATCCATAAAAGTTTCCTAGTTTTCTCATCAGCTCTGGCATTACAGCCTTACCTCTCTTATCGATACCTTTACCATCTGCGTAACCATAAAATCTTTCATTACCTTTTTTATAACCTTGTCTAAAACTTAATTTGGAAAACGGGGCAACGGCTACGTAGTCAACGCCTTCTCTCGCAGCTTTCTGTGTAAGATATTTTAGTGCATGATCTCCATAAGCATCTGCCTCAACAAGTGGAAAATAATCAAATCTTTCTCCTCCTGTATTTCTTCCTGAGAAAGTTCTATTTAATTTGTTTTGTACATCTTTCAATTCAGCAGACAATGCTTGTACTTTATTAGGTTGTCGTTTCATCATGGCTTCATTCATCTCTTGCATAATCTTTGCTCTGTTGTTTGCAAGTAAGTTTAATTCAAGGTCTGCTTGAAAAGGATTTGTTCTAGCATCTCCTGATAATTGTTTTACTTTAGATAATTTTTTGGCTACGCTTTGGTTAACATCAGATTGTATTTCATTAATCATAAATACTTTTTTACCCTCTGGTGTAAATCTTGTGTCATATCTTATGTGATAAATATTGTTAGTTTCTTTTGGAAGTGCCTCACCAAAATGACCTCCCTTATTGAAAGGATTACGATTTGATGAAATTGGATCATCTAAAACCATAATTGTTTCTCGATAATCTTTTCCTCCTTGAAGAGTATAATTTGTTTCGCCCCCGTAATAGGTTTTATTATTTTTTAACGGTGCATGTGCTTCGTTTACTTCACCTAAAACTTTATTCATAACTTTTCTATCTTCAGGTCTCATTCTAGCATTATTTCTAACAGCTTTGATTTCATCTGCGAAAGCAGTTATAGCACCTCGTCCTTGGTCGTTTCTTAAACCACCAAGTTTATATATAACTTCATCTATACCATCTGTAATTTCATCAGATCCTCGTATAGCTGACTGTGCATAATTCTTTCTTATATTTTTTAATTGATCAGCTGCAGTTTGAGTTGTTCGTTCAAAAGTCTCCATAGCACCTTTTGGCATTCCAAGTTCTACAGGTCTCAATCTATTTACAGGATTTAATTTGATCATAGCACCTAGCTCATTACCATCTAGCTTTAATCCAAACTTTTTAGCTGCATATAATAATCCGCCTGTTAAATCTCCAGCTTCATTAAAGATAGCTAAATTAGAATCAAACAATTCTTCTTTGTTTATAACAACTTCTTTTCCTTGAAATGGGCCAGAGTCATATCTAAATTTTTTAGGTTCTCTTACAGTTTTAGAAGTAGGTTTACCAAATACCTTTAAATTAACTTTTCTAGTTGACGTTAAATGATCTATCCAATCATCTGCAGAAAACTTACCTGCACCTTTTTTCATTATCCAATCATAAGTAGATGAACCAAAAGCAGGTGCTGTGTCATCACCCATGTGAAGTGGTTTTGTTTTCTTTAAAACAACAGGTGGGTTTTTAAGTTCTACCTTTGCTAGTTCTTTTCCGGTGTCCTGTGTCAATGGCTTCTCGTAAGTAAGAAGCTTTTGTTTTTGTCCGGTGGCCGGTGACGGGTCTGGTTTTTTACCGAATACCTTACGGCCTATCCCAAATAAGATATTCTTCAGGGACATTGTCCCTCCTAATACATTTTTGTAGGTTTTGTTCTAGCTAATCCACCACCTCTAGCTTTTATCATTGAACCTTTTTTGTAATTGGTTGGTCTCATCATCATTCCACCACCCATTGCTTTAGCAGGATTCATTGGTTTTCTATCTGGTGCTTTTAATTTTGGTCTGCTTCTTTTCAATATTTCGTTTGTTCTTTTGACTTTATTACTTGCAACGCCAAGTTTACTTCTTAACTCTCCCATTCTACCAGTGTCAGCACCACCACCTTTAGTATAGCCCATAGGTCGTTTCATCATGCCACCACCCATTTTTTTATTTTTCTTTTTGGCTTCGTCTATTTTTTTACCAATAGTTTGTCCAATTTTAGCGGCACCTGCTCCTGCTAATCCTAGCATAGCTGCGGCAGCACCTATTCTACCACCTTTACCAATTAAAGATTTTACTCCACCAAATTTTTTTCTTCTCTCAATAAATTTAGAAGATTTTTTTTCAAATGGATTTACAGGTTTTGTGGGGTCCTTCTTCATAGATTTACCCATTCTTGCTTTCATAACTTTACCAGGTTTCATCTTTTCATCCTGTAAACCTTTACCTCTGTTTTTTGCTTTTTCTGCTTTTAAGATTTTAAAATCTTCTGCATCTATTTTATTATTTTTATTTTTATCTAATTTGGCTTGTCCGCCTGTTAAAAACAAATCTTTAGCACTCTTAGTTTTTTTATCTGTTTTAAATCCTTCATTTGCATCAGTGTTTTTTAATTTACTTGCTGCAACTTTAGACCCCTCAATAAAAGTATCTTTTTTAGATTTATCTTTTTTCAAAATTCTTATTGGCATAGGTTCTCCTAATAATATTTATACTCTTTTTCTAATTTTATTGGCGGGTCGTCCCAATCGTCCGAGTACGTTGAAACAAATCCACCTTGTCGATATCTTAACACAGCTTGGGTCATGCTGTCTACATAGTCATCATATTGACCATTCGGAAAAGCAGCACATTCCTCAATTACTTCTTGAGCAAAGTGCTCATCCCAAGGAGCAAATACCATGCCAGACTCAAACACAGGAGCACAGCTATTTATACGCGTATGCTTATCTCTGCCTCTTGCAGGCACATAATCTATGACTGGTATACCTGCACGTCTAAGCTCATGTATCAATGGTTGTCCAGATGCCTTAGCCTCAATTATCACAGTTTCCGGCTCCCAGTATTTATACTGCTCTATTGCAACATTTTTCAAATCTGGAAAATCATACCTGCCCTTCATAGCGTCTAAAAGTAAAATACATTTTTCATAACCCTCTACAGGCTCAAAGATTCCCCATGTTGTTATCGCTGAGTAGTCTGCAGTTTCTTTTTTTGAAAATGCAGTATCATAACTTTGAATGACATGTAACAATTTTGGGAGGTAATCTTTATCCCAATCTTGCCACCATTCACGTTTTATGATTGCACCTTCTTCTGAAGTTGGGTCCTGCATGTATTGTGCGTTCCAGTTCTTCGTTGAGATAGATGCTTTGACAGAATCTAAATCTTCTCTTGACCAATACTCTGGCCATACAGGTTTATCGTTTGGTAAAATTGCAGGGAACTCAATTACGTTCCACTTGTCCGCTTTTGGTTCTGATTGAGCCTTCACTAAACGACCAGTAAGATCGTCTACCGCCCACCGGGTCATTACAACTAGAATACGACCTCCTGGTTGCAAACGCTGTCTGGGTCCTGAACTATACCATTCATAGGCTCTGTCCATAGCAGAATCTGACATTGAGTCTTGTTCCGTATGTGGATCATCGATAATAAGTAAGTCCGCCCCTCGTCCTGTGATAGAACCGCCAACACCCGCTGCAAAGTATTCCCCACCATGATTGGTCTCCCAACGTCCTTTT